CACCGGACAGGTAATTGCATTGTCTGTTGTGTTGTGTTCTGTGTTGGCACTGAGGTTATCTGTTGGTAGTGTCGAAAACCGAATGGCGAACCTGTCAAAGCCTAATTCTGCTCTGATTGAGGCAATGGTGTTACCAATTGGCTTTCCGGGGTGGTGCCGGGAATATCCATAGACATGAAGCTTAGGACGCTTCTGAAGTTGTCTTTTCCAGAATAGGGCATAGGAAGCACTGTGGAAGTCACCCAGGACGTGTAGGCGCACTAGGTATCCTACCCTATGCTTTTCATCCAATGCGTCTAGTTCGGCTTCTAAACGCTTCTCAAGGCCATTTGTGCTTACACGGTGGGCGAATGGCATGTTGTTTCCGTAACAATCATTCCAATGCTCACAGTCTCGATCGCAAGTCGCTCTTTCCTCAAGGGTCAAGGTATAGATTTGCATACCTGCAAGCTTGCCTTTGGTAACCTTGCGCCCAAGCTTTTTGTTTGTGCTAGGCTTCAAGACCTTGTGCTTGTAAGTGTCAAGATTATGGACATTCTTGCTGTACAAGGTGCGACCTTCCACAATGGCCGCATGGTTGCTTTTTAAGGTCGTCATAAAAGTCTTGCTCCAATAGTTGTCTTCCAAGGAATGTATGTGAAGGAATACCATCCACCAAACAAGCTCCCCATATAGGTCATGCGCTCCATTCTGTCAACCACAGTTGGAAGCAGCAACGGCCATGGAGAAGCCTTGTGGAGTGCGCGACCGGAAACTGGCACGCTCTGGACCGGGTGCCGCCTTGTGTATACGGTCGTCTGGCGTGACATCTTCGGCATGGTCCGGTTCCGGCATAACGAAACCGTTGCCTGTCCATAAGCAGGTTTTTTTCGTATAGCAGTCGTCGGCATTCAGTCCAGAATATTGCCACGGGTGAAAGGTGTGGTCCGGCTTGCGCCAGTATGTGCTGATAGTGCTGACTGGGTTCTCGATCATATAAGGTGCATCGAAATAATTTGCCCAGAATGCGGCCTTTCCAAATAGTTCGACACTTTGCGCTAGTGCGCCTAGGCCCTTGCCGGAGAACCATCGAGCGCCAGACACTGCTAGGTGATCACACGGCGGAAACGCCGCTAGGAATGACACACCTTCCTCGATAACGTGTCGCGGCGGCACGAAGTCCATCATATTCGCCCGGACATATGTCACGCCATCTCGCTCACCCGGTTCGGCGTCAAGGTCAACACACATTGCCTTGTAACCACGAGCGACGAATTCGCGCGCGAGCACTCCGGACTTTTCATATAATCCCAAATACCATCGCATTAAATCATCTCCATATCAGCTAGTATTGAAAATTCTTCATGCGTCATTAGACGTTCCATGACTGTGTTATACGGTCCTAAGAACTCGTCGCATATGGCGCACACGCCTCGCCCGTCGTCTCTGTGGCCGTTCAACTCACATTCGCGTTCCATGATATTCTCCTCGATTGGTACAATAGAACGCATGGAATATCATGCGCTCCGTTGTATCAACCGGCGAAATGGTGCAGCCGTTTAACTGCCGCCCGGTGTTCAACATACAGAGACCGGCGTCCTATGTGAACACCTGTCATGGTCGGGCCTGTCGTCACTCCCCATCGGGATTTCGCCGCACGTTTGCGGTACAATCCCCAACTGTAACGCCGCCCGGTAGTACCATCGTTAATGGGTGAGCCAACTATTGCCTTACTAAATTTAGCCATTGGTCTATTCTCCTTTCTTGATTGGTTTGATCTTAATATCACGTTCAATAATTCGGTCAATGATATGCGTTCCAGCTGCTAGTTTCTCAGCGTCTGCTGGTGCTAGGTTTAAACGTTGAAAGAAATCGGGTAGCGAACTTGCTTTAGACATTTAAAAATCTCCGTTGCTGTTCAGTAAACGCAACATACGAGGTTTTATTCCTGCTGTCTATAATTATTTTCACTTTTTTTAATTTTTTTTTAATCGTGTATATTTAAAAGGAATATATGCCAGATTGTCTAATATCAAAATGCGAATAAAATCAGCGCCAAACTATGGCCAATGCGTACCCACACGCACACGCTCAAATTTTCCACAATTGGTACCACTGTTGTACCAACATTGTTGCAAAATTGTCACACGATCGGATGTTTACCCTTTGTTCCCCTTGTACAATTTTGTTCCAGTTTTGTTCTACTAACCGGCCGTGTTCCCCTTTTGTTCTTTGTTCTCTTTTGTTCCCCTTTTGTTCTCCGCTGAAACAAGCCTGGAACAAAACGTAAACAAAATTTTTTGCAAACCCCCCACGGGTGATGCATTGTTATATAGTCCTGTTCGTTCATGCCGGGGGGTATTTTTAAAACCCTTGACACTATTGTAAAAATATAGTATAATAACGATATGATCCGCATACCAGGATACTTAGGTGGTACTCCAGTGGAGGTTTACACCCTTAAAGAACGAATCGTGAACAAGCTACGGAACCTCAAATGCCAAAAACAAGAAAATACGGTAGCTACGAAGAACCAAAGCCCTTAGACAAGGAAATGACTACCAAGGAACAAGAGTTTATTGTTCAATTGGTAGACAATCATAAGGAACCGGAACAAGCGTTTCACCTTGCTGGGTACAAAGCGGAAGGCTCCCACGCAGGACACAGGGCAAAGCGCCTACAGCGTCACCTCTGGCTCCACATTGAAAACCGAATTAAGGAAAAAGTTGGAGAAACGGCGACACTGGCTTTGTCTGTCCTGGAGCTTTTGATGAGGGAAGCGGAGTCTGAAAATGTTAAGTTAAACGCTGCCAGGGACATTCTTAGCAGGGCAGGTTACGACGCAGTTAGCAAGCAAGAGACAGTTGTCAAGGAAGTTACCGAGCTAACTGATAAGGAACTTGACGAACAAATCGACCGTCTTAGCAAGAATGTGGTACAGTTGCGTGGCAAGTAAGGAAGAGGTACTGGAACTGTTAAGGGAAAAACAGAGAAGGCTAGAAACCAGACGAATTGAACAATATGACCCTTACCAGTACCAGTCAAAGTTTCACCTGGAGGGCAACAGTTGCGCCCAAAGGATTTTAATGGCAGCTAACAGGGTAGGAAAAACCTACTGTGGAGCCGCTGAAACAGCATACCACCTGACAGGTCAATATCCTGAGTGGTGGGAGGGACGTAGATTTACCAAGCCAATCAGAGCATGGGCAGCTGGCGAGTCAAACGACACAACCAGGGACATTATCCAGAAAGAGCTATTTGGAAACCCACAAGACCCACAGAAGAAGGGAACAGGGGCAGTACCACTGGACAACATTGTAGAAACAGTAAGGAAACCAGGAGTACCCAATGCTTTTTCTAGCGTACTGGTCAAACACCGCAGCGGAGGAAATTCTCAGATCAGCTTCAAAGCCTACGAACAAGGATTTGAGAAATTCATGGGGGAAGCGATTGATGTTGTCTGGCTTGATGAGGAACCTAAGCAGGAAATATTTTCCCAATGCATAACCAGGACCGCAGATACAGATGGCATAGTCTACATGACCTTTACCCCAGAACGGGGAATGACCTCTGTGGTAAGCGGATTTATGAACGAGTTAAAACCAGGGCAGAGTTTAGTAACAGCTACCTGGGACGATGTGGAACACCTGGACGAGAAGACAAAAGAACAGCTTTTAGCGGTATATAGTCCAGCTGAAAGGGACATGAGATCCAAGGGAATACCTGTATTTGGCTCAGGATTGGTTTTCCCAGTTGCTGAAGAAGACATAGTTTGCGAAGATTTTGACATACCAGATCACTACCTAAGACTTGCTGCTATAGATTTTGGATTTGACCACCCAACTGCAGTTTCCTGGGTAGCCTATGATCCAGATGATGATATTATATACGTTTACGACGAGCATCGCAGGAGTAAAGAAACGCCAATAACACATGCTTCTGTAATCAATGCCAGAACACCTGGAATACCAGTAGCGTTTCCACACGATGGGTTGCAACATGATAAAGGGTCTGGAATACAGTTAGCGCAACAGTACAGAGATTTAGGCGTATACATGCTGCCAGATCATTTCAGCAATCCACCAACGGAGGGTAAATTAAATGGTAACAACTCTATTGAAGCAGGTCTTAGTATTATGCTGCAACGCTTTGAAACTGGTCGGCTGCAAATTTTTATGTCTTGTATTGATACCCTTGAGGAAATGCGTCTCTACCATCGAAAAAATGGACGAGTGGTGCCGATTAAAGATGACCTTATAAGCGCAATGCGCTACGCTGCCCTCTCCGTAGAACGATTTGGAGAAAAAATGAAAAATAAAACGCACTATCGGAAGTACGGATACGAGGAAGAAATTAAATATTCGAGCGCAGGGATAGTATAGTATGGCTCATAACCTAGATGATGATGAAATCCTTGCAATGGTGGAGAGCGAGATTAATGGCTCTTCTGATTATGCAGATTCTGAAATTAGCTCCCAACGTGAAAAGGCAATGGAGTACTTTTACGGGGAGCCTTTTGGTAACGAAGAAGATGGTCGCTCCCAAGTAGTTGTAACAGATGTTCAAGATACCCTAATGTGGATGATGCCATCCCTGATGCGTATTTTCACAGCTGGAGACAAGGTTGTAAAGTTTGTACCAGAGGGTCCAGAAGACGAGGCCATTGCAGACCAAGCTACTAAGTATGTAAACCATGTTTTTTACAAACAAAATAATGGTTTTATGATCCTCTACAATTTTTTCCTAGATGCTCTAATGCAAAAGGTAGGAGTTGTCAAGCACTACTGGGAAGATATTGAAAAGACCACAACTGAGTCTTATAAGAATTTAACACAGCAAGAATACAACCTTCTTATCCAAGATGAAGACTTAGAAGAAATAGAGCATACTGAAACAGTTGTCATTAAGCAAGCCATTGACCCAATGACAGGTGAGCCAGTAGAGGTTGAGGAAATCTCACACGATGTTACCTTTGCCCGTACTGAAATGGATGGCAAGGTTAGGCTAGAGAATGTACCTCCAGAAGAGTTCTTAATAAACAGAGGTGCAAAAACCCTGGAGGATGCAAGGTTTATCTGCCACAGGTCACACAAGTCTAAGAGTGATCTGATAAACATGGGATATGACCAGGAAATAGTCGAGTCACTCCCT